TCCACGCTCTGGCGTTCAACGTCCACCACGACTATAAGACCGGCGAGGTTGACCAATACGACAAGGGAAAGGCACGAAGCGCAGAGCTTGACTGCATCGAGCTTTCCAGCGACTTCCGCGCCGTGCTGAAGAAAGACGGTTTTCGGGTGGTTCATGATAACTTTCTGACCTTCCGCCCCACCACGAAATACGCCGCAATCGTCATGAATCCGCCTTTTTCAGAGGGTGCGCGGCACCTGCTCAAAGCGCTGGACATCATGCAGGACGGCGGCAAAATCCGCTGTCTGCTCAACGCCGAAACCCTGCGCAACCCCTGCACCAACGAACGGAAAGAGCTGGCCGCACGGCTGGAAGCGCTGCACGCAACAGTGAAGTATTACCCGGACGCTTTCAAGAACGCCCGCCGCGCCGCCCGCGTGGAGGTGGCGCTTGTGTCGGTGGGCATTCCCGACCGGGAGCCGGTGAGCCGGATCCGCCTGGATCTGAAAAACGAAACCGCAGAGCGCTTGAAAGAAAACCCGGAGTTTGCCGCCCTGGTATCTTCCGACCCCATCACGGCAGCCGTTGAGCGGTACAACGCCGCCGCAGAGGGTGTGCGCCGGATCTATGAAGAGTACAACGGAATCAAGTCGTTGTTTTCCTCTGCCGGCGCTGGTAAGAAAGAAAACCCTGTGATGGCTTTCACGAAATCTTATAACGACGCTATCCGGGAACTGCGCGGGATGTACTGGAAGCAGCTGTTTGAAATGCCGCAGCTGTTCGATGCGATGACCTACGAAATGCAGCAGGATTATCAGAAGCGAATCAAAGAGCTTGAAGGCTACGACTTCAGCGCGTACAACATTCTGACCGTCCGGGAAGAAATTTCACGAAATCTTCTTTCCAGCATCGACCACGAAATTATAAAGCTGTTCGACGACTGGACGAACCTGCATTATAACGACGAGTACAGCAAGAACGTGCATTATTACAACGGCTGGTGCACGAACTCCGCGTACAAGATCAACCGCAAGGTCATTTTCCGCTGCAACGCCTTTGATACATACGATGGGCGTTTCTGCCCCCGGTACAACGCAACAGGCCATGTTGCCCAGATCGAGCGGGTGCTGCACTTCCTGGACACGAACGGCAAGCCCTACAATGGGGACGAACTCCGCGCTGTGCTGGATGCCGCCGAAAAGAGCGGCCAGACCCAGAAGATCCAGCTGCACTATTTCACCGCCACGTTTTACAAGAAAGGCACCTGCCACATCGAGTTTACGAACACGGACGTTTTGAAGTCCTTCAATCTCTACGCCGGACAGCGCAAAGGCTGGCTGCCACCCACCTACGGCAAAAAGAGCTATCACGATATGGCCGCCGCAGACCGCCGGGTGGTTGACAGCTACGAGGGAGAGGCCAGCTACACCGACACCCTCACCCGGCGCCTGATCCCCACGCAGAGCACGTTTTTACAGCTGAACGCTTAACACGAAACCGGATATTTTGGCAGGGCTGCACCGGACAAAGCAACCCCGCCCCATCTTCCCGGCATTTACGTCGGGAACATCACGAAACAGAAAGGAGGTATTTTCATGGTTCGATGTTGGATATACTCCGCTGGACCGGATCAATGCCAATGCTACAACGTGGATGACGAAAACTTGGCCGATCTGGCAGCACAGGCGCAATTCCTAGAGGACTTCCGTGCCCAGCGTGCAGCAAACCCGGCTTTATACCGGCAACTGCTCAATATGCTGGTGCCCGCCGCCGATGCTATGCCCATGCGCAACTATACCGGTCTGCCGTTCTGACAGCCAGCCCCGGCAGCCCGCCGGGGTTATTCTCGTATTCCGTCACGAAATCTTCTTGTATTTTTATTGCTTTTATTTGCGTTTTAATCTATCATTGATGTAACGAAATTTGACGAGGAGGTTCCCACTTATGACTATGATCCCTGCATTTGGCCCATGGACAGAGCACGCAGCAGACGCAGACGAAGAGAAGCGCCTTGCCAGCGCCCAGCAGAGCAAGACCAGCCCCATCAGCATTGACAAGGAACACGAAACCGGTGTTTTCTACGGGTCCGGCAAAGATCCGTACCAGACCAGCCTTGCAAGCTGCACCTGCAACGACTTTGTGCGCCGGAAAAAGCCCTGCAAGCACGTTTTCCGTCTGGCTATGGAACTGGGTATCATTGACGCAGCCTATAAGACCGGCCGCAGCACCGGCGAACGGAACGAAGCGCAGCTTAGTTTTGCAGACTGCCTCGACCTGGTGGAGCAGCTTTCCGATGCAGCGCAGAACGAGATCAAGGAAATGCTGCGCTACACCAGCGAGCGCGTAGATGACCGGCAGAAGCCCATCACCTGCCACGAACTCGATCTTGTGCCGGAACTGCGCACCTCTCCGCTGCTGCACGAAAATCCTTACCCGCTGGAAGAGGTGTTGAACGGCCTGCCAAAGCCGCTTGTGGTGCAGCTGTTGGATGCGGTGCACCGGGAGGGCAAGCCGAAACGAAATGCCGCAAAAGCGGTGATGGCCGAATGGCTGGCGCAGAACGTGCCAATGTTGGCAACGGAACTGCCACCGTGCGCGTCTTTCTCGTTCGTTGAGGTATTCGACAAGGCCCAGAGGGACGTTTACAAGTATCTGCACCGAAAGTATGACACGGAAACGGACTGGTACACCGGTGCAGAGCATCCCGCCGGGTCTGACCTGCTGGTTGAGAACGAACTTGTTTTCTACTTCCCAGAGGACAGAGTGACCGATGCCCTCACGAAACGCGGTTTTAATCGCTGCCTGCATGGCTACATCCCCACGAAATCGAATCGCTGATTTTGTACACGAAATTCACTTTTTTGTGAATGAATTGGACTTTTCCGTGCTCAAAACCCCAACTCATTCACGGAAACGGCACGAAATGGAGTATTTTCATGGATGAAGTTGAGTTTTTCGCCCCTTGGCGTTTGGTCGCCGCTTTCGGGGATGGCGCTCGGATGCTGTTCGATGGCCTGACGGAAGAGCAGGCCAGGGACGCAATGGAAGCCGCCCAGGAGCAGCACGGGGATATTTGCTACTGGAACCGGGTAACGGACCTGAACTATGAGGATGGCCGCTACTACAAGACAGTCCCAGAGCCGCCTTGCATCGACATTGTGGACTATGATGGCTACACCGGTCCGCTGGATGAAAACGGCCTGCCGGTCGGCCTGGCTGAACAGATTGCCCAGGCCAACGCGGAGGAAGGCCGGGACCCGAACGAACCGCAGATCATCATCAAGCGCCATGCCCCGCCGGATGACCAGCCGCCACACGAAAAGTAAATCACGAAATCCAAAAAGCCCGCCGGGTCGATGACCTGACGGGCTTAAATTTCTTGAAAACATCCGGTCTGATACGAACTGGGCAAAAGTCAAAATGTTGCTCAAAAAGCCTGTTCTTTCAGTGCCGATGTGATAGTTGAGATTGCAAAAGACGTAGCTGTGGAAGCGGCCAAACGTTTTTCATCCAACACTTGACGAGCCTGCCGACCTCTGCATTTTCCAATTCGGTTTGAATCGCTTCTTCATTGTACCAGACCCGCTTTTCTTTGATTTCCGTTTTCACGATTTCTTTTGCGATGGTTCTAACGGCATATTCTCGCGGGCTTATCATGCCGCTGTCAATCTCAATTTTGATCTTTATTTTGCCCTCCTTCGCGTAAATCCGGTTCAGCTGCCCGCCTTTCAGATTGGCAGTCCAGCAGCGGCTCTCCTGAATCCGAGAATATCGGTTTTGCTCTAATTTGACGTATCATAGCTTCGCACAGATCCTTTACCTCTTCTTCCGATTCCAGGACTATTTTGCCATCATTTCCGCCAAAGACTTCAATTCCGCCCTCTCTCCGCGGAATCACAGACCAGCGCAGATCAAACAGCACATCCTCGTTCCCCGGAAATTCTCCGCCCGGAAGGTCAAACATTGCTATTCCGCCAGACGGTTCAATAATTTCATCATCGGTCAGTTCAATTTTGATTCCCATTTTTCAAGATCTCCGTAACCCTCAGCGCATCTTTTGCGAAACTCAGCGTTTTCGCAAGATCTCCTGTGTTCTTGAAGCGAACCACGTTGCCCGCATTTGAGATTAGTTCAACGCCACCATCCGGTGCCATCCTCATGAACCTGCACAGTTCGCCCTCTTCCCGTGCGGCCTGCTGCTCTTTGATTTTTTCGATAAAGCAGGTTTTGAGCGCGTTCTCTGCGTCGCAGTATACACTCCTGTCACTCCGCACCAGCCTATACATCCTTCCGGGCAGCACCCGAACCTTGTTTTTATGTTTCTTTCCCATAACTTTGTCCTCCTTTGCACGAAACCCGGTAGGCCAACTGCCCGCCAGGTTATTTCTATGCCTGTTTTTAGATTTTCGGGGTAGTCGTGTTTGTTTTTCTACGACCATCGGACACGATTTTGCGGAAGCGCCTGCACATGAGGTTCCGCAGGCAGCCTCGCCTATAAGAGAATATCGCCCTCTGCCCAGGCATCCGCCCGCGGCTTGTCCTCGCGCGTGTTTAACGCACGCGATAATAAAGCGGCACACTCCGGGAGCCGTTCCAGGCCCCGGCCCAACTGCGCAAGAGCCACGTTCCGCAGGCGTTTCAAATGCCGGACGCTGTACCGTGTGCTGGGCTGGATTTCTTCCCATTTTTTGTGGCCGATGTAGAACTTGGTCAGAATCAGATTGTGGCCACTGTCCAGCCGGTTCATTTGTTCCCGGATGATGTTCTGATCTTCCAGCAAAACCGCCCGCTGCTGTTCCAGCTGGCGCAGCTGTTCACCGATGCCCAGTTCTTCCATCCTGCAGGCCATTGCTGCTGTGCTGTCCCCAGGTGCCCCGCCGTGGGGCATCCCATCGGTGCCCATGCCCCGCATAGGGTCTATTTCATCGTTCAGCGCGGCACACTGGCGGCGGATGATCTCTATCCGCTGCGGGATGTCTGCATAATACTTCAAGATTACTTCCGCCTCGTGTACCTTCACTGCTCAATCCTCCCAAAATTCAAAAATCTTTCTTGAAAAGGGGCTTACCGAAAATAGGATCTTCTCCCTCCACGCGCTCCACCATGGCTCCTACGCCGTAGATGTCCTCAATGACGCGGCGCAGACGGTCATAGGCCACTTCTTCGCCGTCCTTGCTCCATTCAAGGAATTGGTCATAGTTCGCCTTGGCTTCTTTCTTCACCGCCTCGATCTGTTCAGGAATGTATCCCATTTCTTCCAGCGATTCGGCCATAAAGCGGATAATCATTTTTGCGGCATCGCGGCGCTCCGCCAGAATGCGCAACTTTTTTTCAGAGCCTACCAGATCGCCCGCCGGGAGCCAGAACTCTTCCGGCATCAGGTGGGCGGTGCGCTCTCTTAACCGCTTCCGGGCTTCCGGTGTCCCGTACTTGTCGAGATCCAAAATGTACCGGGATGCAGCATTATTCATTTTCAGGGTCAGGATAGTTGATTCTTTCTCGCCCCAGTCCCAGAGATCATGCGCCGCTGCAATGGTGCAGTACGAAACCACCTGCCCGATTGCCTCACGGTTCAGCATGGTACGGCGCTTCGACTTGCTGATGTTGATCTGCTGGTTCACCGCATTCTGGATGCTCTGCCGGTAGAATGCCGGCATCCTTGCTCTGCTTTTGCCCATGATTGTTCCTTTCCCGCCTGTTCAGCCAGGCGCTTCCACTCTTTCGTTTCTGCTTTTGTGTCCGGTGTGATGATTTCAACAAAGCCCCAGCCTTTCGGTTTGGCTATGAGGTCTATAAAAAGCCTGCGGCGATAGATATAATCCCGCTGCGCTTTCCGCGTAAACTTCGACTTGATCTCGACCACATCCACCCGTCCGTCTGCATAGGTGAGCTTGTAGTCTGCCGTATAATGCGCCGCCGGGAGTTTCACTGCACAGTATTCTTCCTCTGGCAGTAATGTCCACTTCGGGTGCGGTTCTGCTGACGCGATCTTGCCGGACTGAATGCCGGGCAAGATCGTGCCAATGTAATACACATACTCCCCGTAGGAATCAAATGTTTTGCTCAACCGCCCGGCAGCGCTGGCGGCCTCCGCCATAGGCTGCGCATGGGTACACTTTCCCCGTTGTCTGACCGCTATTTGAGCCTCCGCCTGCGCACGGTAGCGCGGCGGCAGGTCATCCAGTTCCAGTCTGGCGCTCATGGCTGGTTCCTCCTGTTCTTCCGCCGGGTGTCCGGCTTCTTTTTCAGTTTCACGATCAGGTGCTTGGTGTTGTTCCCCGTGATGTGCTGTTCGCACTCGCGCAGGGTATAACCGGGGTATTTTTTCTCCCAGTATTCACGATCATCTGGCAGGGCAAATGCTTCGTCAAAGCGCTTGCGGCTCCATCTGGTATCATTCGGGCGCGGGGTTTTCGGCTTTTGCAGCCCTTGGCTCTGCCGCCAGCGCCGGATACGGGCGCGGGCTTTCGTCATGTAGGTTGTCAAGCGCTCAAAGCTGGAACAGGTCAGGTCGATAGGCTCAATTTTCACAAGCCCCATCGGCCGCCCGGTGCTGTCCCGCCACAAGTCCTTGATTTCCTGCCATGTCAGATTGCCTTGCAGGATCACATGATGGTGGTGTCTGCCGGTAACTTTCCCATCCTCGTCCACCACGCTGTATTCTGCAACTTGCATCCACTTGGATGCTTCCCGCCCCGTCTTTTTGCAGAAGCGCTTCAAGCGGCGGGTAAAATTCGTCCAGTCCCGGTCTACCTGGTCAAAATCTCCGGGCGCTGGCTGGTGGTCTTGGTTGTATGTAAACGTGACCGCCCAGTCGCTTTCCCCGAAATTCGTATAGGCCAGCTGGCAGAAATACCGCCTTGCTATCATGTCGTTATACTTCTGCTGCGCAATGGAGGTTGCCAGTTCTCTTTTGCGGCGGGTGCTCGCGGTGTGTTCCTTGTCCGTTGTTTCAAAGAGATCTACTTCCGCATAATCGGATGTTCCGAGAATGTGTTTCTGCTCCCGAATGTACCATGCCCGCACCGTTCACTTCCTCCTTCCGCAAAGTCCTACTGGGATTTTCTTTTCTGTGGACCAAACACACACGGCTTCGCAGGACAAGGGGGATACAACGCCGGGCAGGTCTTTCTAAGTTTCCCATTCCGTCAAGCCATACAGACCCGCCCTCGTTTTCTCCCCCTTGACCCCCGCTTTCCCCGGCTTGTGTTCTTCTGTGGTCGCTAGATTAA